CAGGTTCCGGTTCAGGCTCGGGTTCAGGTTCCGGTTCAGGCTCGGGTTCAGGTTCAGGTTCAGGTTCGGGTTCGGGCTCTGATTCAGGTTCCGGCTCCGGCTCAGGTTCAGGCTCGGATTCAGGTTCAGGCTCGGGCTCAGGTTCAGGCTCGGGTTCCGGTTCAGGCTCAGGTTCAGGCTCAGGTTCCGGTTCAGGCTCAGGTTCAGGCTCGGGTTCCGGTTCAGGTTCGGGCTCAGGCTCAGGTTCCGGCTCCGGCTCAGGTTCAGGCTCGGGTTCCGGTTCAGGTTCGGGCTCAGGTTCCGGCTCCGGCTCTGGCTCCGGCTCCGGCTCCGGCTCCGGTTCAGGAGCAGGCTCGGTTTCAGGTTCCGGTTCTGGTTCGGGTTCTGGCTCAGGACTAGCAACATATGTTTCTACTAAAACCCAATAACCTAAATTTGGATTTATAGTATCATTTATTGATATAGTTTTCCAATTACTATTTGAAAAATTTGTTGTTTGAGGCCAAGGTTGATTATAATAGTATGCATTATTATATAATGTTAAAGTATCATTTGCATTATGTTTAAGTGCGTTTACAGCTTCTAAAACTGTTTGAGTTGTATTGGACGAAATTAGATACCATCCAGTTTGATTTATAATAATTTGAATGGACATGTATAATATATATTTATAATAAATATTTATTTATTATGAATTATTTGTAATTCAATGCTATTTTTTATTCTTTTAAGTCTACTCAATCACAAAAGTACCTAAATTATAATTGTTATCTAAACTATATATTTAAACCTCAGGTTCAGGTTCAGGTTCAGGTTCGGGTTCGGATTCGGGTTCGGGTTCGGGTTCAATAAATACCGGTGGACCGGAAAATGGTGGATACTTTATAAATTCACTTTCGGGTTCAGGTTCAGGTTCGGGTTCAGGTTCAGGTTCAGGTTCAGGTTCGGGGTCAGGTAATCTTCCAGAACCCATACCTGAATGATTAACACAATAATAATATAACGGCGAGGGAGTATTCTCTGTAATTTCAATACTAATATAAGAACCAAATTCACCAGCCTCACCTGATGCAAACACACCCGATAAATATTCAAACCCATTATTATGTGAACCATTAGGTGTTGTAGAAAATCGTAATGGATGTCCAGTATTTGAAGAATTTGATTGAATAAATTTATAAGTATATCCAACTTGAAATGTTATTTCAGGACTGAATACATTACCAATATAATATTTATTTCCAGAACCATATTTATTTTCACCGTATAAAACTGAGACATCTAAGTTAATAATATTTGTATTATCATAAGATTTAGATATAGTTCCAATAGAATTATTTAATGCGTTAAAGAAAGTAGTTGTTGATTTCATTATAGGAGCATTTAATAACTTGCAATTTGTTGGACCCTCAATTACATAATTATCTTGAATATTTGCTACTAATGAAAATGTACTATTATTTATAATAGTAGTACTTTCATCAGATGCTATATTTACATTTGAATAATCTACAAGTTTACTTGCGTTATATGTTAAACCTATATTGTAAACAAAACCAGGATTTGTAGATAAATATACATTAGAAAATGTCATATATCCCGCATATATTTTTGCGTGATAATCATAAGTTGACTCAGTAATTGAAGGGTTAGGTTGTAATGAAATTGTAAATGTTGGTTGATTGACACTAAGAAATGTATAATCATTTAAAATCAAGTTATCACCATAAAATATTTTAGAAGTTAAATTATTCAATTCTGCTGTAACTAATACACCACTAGTATCAATGGGTATATTTCTACCAGTAAGATAGTATACTACTGGTGTAGTATAAGTATATGTTGTAAAAGAATTACTAATAGATTCTTTTATCATTAAAGAGGCAATTCTTGTAACATTTAACAATGACTCTGGACAAGTAATATTAGATAAAAGATATACAAGCCATTCGTATTTAGGTTCAGTAATTTCTTCAGCCGATGATAGAGTATTGGTAATATAATTATATAAGGGGACTGATTTATCTTCAACTAGATTCATTATTGGACCAGGTACTCCTGAACGAGACGTTGGAAGTGGAATATTACTGTCTTCTGGACAACTTAAACGATTGCCTCTAAAGTTACCTCTATTAATCAATGCATATGTTTCTTTTGCAGTTAATTTTCGACCTTTAGTTGAATTTTTATTATGTTTTAATATTTCTACTTTCCTTCGCATGTTTAACTGTTGAGAAGTATAATCTGGATAAGGACTCACTTTTTCAAGACGAACCGGAGGAATATTAAAAAGCATATTTATTCTTCGCTGATTACATGCGTTTTGAGTTGTTGATATTGTATTATTGCTGTTACCCGTATTTTGATTTGTATTATTATTTGTATTATTTGTATTATTTGTATACGAGGACATTTATAATATATACATATATTTATAAATGTCTAATATAATTTACCCGAATACCAGAGGTTTGATAAATAATTAAAGTTAGTGGAGGTAGGAATTTTTGATGAAAAAGTTCTTAAATCTGGTCCTGAAGATACTAAATTATTAATGTCAAAGATAGTTAATGCTTCGCTGTGATATTGTAAATTAGATATTTTACCGTTGATTCCTTCATTTTTACCAACATGAACATCGTAATAATTTTGTAAAGGAGTATTCTCAAACTGTAATCTAGCAGATACTACACCATTTATATACACTTCTAATATTGTATTTTTCATTCTTAATATTACTGATACCCATTTTTTAATTGGTACATCTTTTATTTCTAATGTATTTTCATGATTATCTATTCTACCAGTTTCTTCTCCAGTATTTGCGTCCATTACAACAAATAATGATGCTGTGTTTGGTTTTTGTTCATCTGAGTTAACAATTTGCTTTAAATATAAACCAGGACCATTGGAGACATTTGCTATACCATCCATGTTAAATGTATTATTACCTTTGTGGAATATATGTTGAAATTTTTGATAATTTACTCCACTGTTTAATTCATCAATATATAACCAAACAGACCATGTAAATTCCATTCCAGTATCTTCATTATTTGACCTTAAAATTGTAACAGAATTACTATTTTGTGGGTCTTGACTAATTGTTAAATTGTCATTTCCACCAGCCATTCCTTTTACAATATATGGATTTTTTGACGGTGAAGTAAAATATTGAATTAATACAATGCCTAAACTAAGCAAAACGATAAATACTATAACAATCAGAATGACAAAGGCAAATTTTGCAAACAATGTATTTGATTGAAGAAAATCTTCTGATGCTTCGGCACTAGAATCTATTGAGGCTTGGGCACTATCAGAAAATTCGTTAAATGATTTACCAACTGACTCTGAGAAGCCTTGAACAGATTCTGTAACTGAATTTGCTGTATTTTGAATTGTATCAGGAACTTGCATACTATTTGTATTAGTTGGTTGTTGAAAATTATTCATAATCGTTATATATTATAATTATAAAACGATTTTGGAAAAATTAAAATAATGTAAATTTACTTTGTTCGACATTGTCCTTTTTAATTAAAACGTCTAAACCATAATTAGATAAAAAATTCTTTAAACCTTCTCCATTTCCTTCCATATAGGTAGAATATGCTGTTTCTGGACTAACGGCTTCATCCCAATGTTTAAATTTAGTAACATATGCATCAAAACGACTAGTTCCACCCAATTTCATTTGATTATCAACACCTGGAGGTTGCTTAGGTGTAGTTATATTCTCATCAGTCTCCAAATAAGCTCTACCTGAGCGAACTAATTTACCATCAACGTAACAATCAACATATTGATTTGCTACACTAACAATTACATGAACCCATTTTTGTAAAGGAAAATTATCGGTAATTTCCACAGTCTTCATAGTATCATCACTCATTAACAAATCACATTTTAAAGTTGGACTATTTTGGTCTAAATATAATTTTATATTATCACTTCTATTAAATATTGTTTTAGGTTTGCTCATATCCCATGAGTTAACATATATCCATAAACCATAACTATAACTAGTGTTAGCTGGTCCATTGGTAATTGATACTGCAGAAATATCATCGTTTAGATTTGCTTTTGCTGTAAGTTCAGTAGATGTAGCCATGACATATCGAACAAGAATGTAAATTAATACAATTATAATAACGCCTAAAATAATAACAATAGTATTCATTTATAATAAATACTTACAAATTATTTACAGGTGGGTTTTTATTCATGAGAATATTATAAATATTATTTATTTGTTGTTTTGATAAATTTTTTTGATAGTATCGAACATTTGCAATCGAACCACTTAAACCATTCTCACTACCAATCGTAACTAAATCTCCTAAATTATAGGATGGTATTTTATTCTTAAAAGTAAAGGTGCGTAATAATTTACCGTTAACAAATAAATCTACATGTCTTGATTTATAATTAAATACGATATGGTTCCATTTTTGTGATGGAAGTTGAATATCATAAAATTGCTTATCATGTTCTTGATTGCTAAAATATATTCTGTATACATCTTTATTTTTTGAATCATTTTCATTATTATAATAGGTTACTCTAGGCTTACCGTTACCAAAATCAAATATATTTGTCTCTTTATTATATGAAGACATACTCGTTGAATGTTGATTTAAAAATATCCACATAGAGAAGCTATACTCACGCGTTACTTCTTGTTGGTCTTGAGAAAAAGTTTTAATATGACTTGATTTTGCTAATATATTATCCTCTAATGGTATGATATTTTCTTCATTTAAATATACATAATTTTTTAATACTTCTACACCATCTTTAACGGAAAGTTTATACAATAAATCTGGTAGATAAAGGTATATCAATAATAATATAATTTCCAAACCAAATAGTGTTAATATTTTATTTGGTGTTGTCTTATATTCATTCATAATGTAACTTACAAAATCAGAAAATAAGCACGGAATGAAAAAAATAAGATTCGCTACGACACCTGCAATTCCTTTTAAAGATTTAAAAAAGTTAATAAAAACATTAAATAGTAAAGCCATTGCAACTATCACTATAAAGATAGTCAAAATATACATTGAATATGCGATTGCTTCATATTGCGAAATGTACAAACCTATATATAATAAGGATAGAACACCTAGGGTAATATGATATTGATATTCATGTGTTAATAGCAACGCATTTTTAGCAATATGGGCATATAGGTATAAACAAACCAATAATATTGAAAGTATAATAATTCCATATCTTGTATTATCTTTCCATTCTTTTCGATATGGGTCCTTTTCATCTTTCTTTTTATTTTCTTGAATGAATAGCATAGATAAAATTAAAAAAAATACAATATTTGAATATAATGGAATACTTTTCTCTGATTGTAAATCATTCATAATGTCACTCATTTTACTATATAATCTTATTTTTTTCTAATCAAAATGTCTAAATTAAACATTTAATTTTTATAAATAAAATGTTTTCAACGAATGCTTATATTATTATAAATTTTCCATAGCTGTCTTTTTTCCATGACATTCTCTGCATAAGGCCTCTAAATTATCAACATGATTAGAACCGCCATGTTCTAAACGTACTTTATGATCAACTTCAAACCAAGCATTTAATTGACTTTGACAATCAGCACATCTCCATGTTTGTCTAGAAGCAACAAATTTTTTCTTTGTTTCACTAACCGAACGTTTAGTTCCTTTAGAACCAGATTGCATTATTCTACGTTTTGCTGCCTGTTCTTGCATAGAAACAATTGGATAATTGTATTGTTGGTTATTTTGCTGAGAAAAATTTTGCTTTGAAGTAAAATCTAGAATAGGACTTATAATATTAGATGTATTTCTATCGATTGGCAAGTATTTTAAATAATCATTTGACACAGAAACAATTTGTTCAGCTCGCATAGGAGTTTTTTTTATTAAAATATATAACATCAATGCGGCAAATGCAACACCTGCCATTTGATAGTATTTTTTATATGAATATAACGTTTTTACATATTTACCATCAGTGTATATATTAGCAATTATAAATGCAGCTATTAGAAAAATGACAATTTCAAATCTCATAATTAACATATTGTGAGAAATTAATACTATTCATACCATAAATATATGCAAAGTAGTAAAATAAAAATTAAAAATAATATTATATAATGTTTTTTTATGTTTAACTTTTCTGCTAAATAAACCGGTTTTGGTTTATACTCATTTCTATATAATTCCAATGCTTTAGGTAATGATATTTCTGGTTTTCCTATACGTACATTTACTTTATTATGAATAAAATGCATCCATTTTACAAATGAGTCTCGATTTACCAGATATGGCGAAACAGGATATTTATCTAAAAGTTCACTAAAAAAATTGCCAATTTCATCATTTGGTATAAATAAAGGTAAATTATGAATAAGGTCATAATATTTTTTTTTTGTCACATCGTTTGGATGTAAAGGATATCCTTCTGCAATTGTATGTAAAAAAAACCAATAATGTGGTCCCCATACATTTGGGTCAAATTTCATAGGTTATTTATTATAATTATATAAAGATATTTGATTTATAAATATTAACGTATTTAATAATTAATGAATGAATTATATTGTAATAATTGTGGTAAAAAAGGACACTTATATAACCAATGTAAATTACCAATAACTAGTTTAGGTATTATAGCATTTAGATTTAATGAAAAAAAACTAGAATTCTTGATGATTCGAAGAAAGGATACATTGGGATTCATAGATTTTATGAGAGGTAAATATTCATTGCAAAATAAAGAATATATTAAAAATATGATTTATCAAATGACAAATGAGGAGAGAAATATGTTAAAGACTCTTTCATTTGAGGATTTGTGGATTAAATTATGGGGAAAAGGAAGTATATCTTCACAATATAGGAACGAAGAAATAAATTCGAAAGAAAAATTTTATCAATTAAAAGATGGTGTTTATATTCAAAATTACAGTTATAATTTAAATTCAATTATAGATGAATGTAACGAAATAATTTGTTGGGATGAACCCGAATGGGGATTTCCAAAAGGAAGAAGGAATTATCAAGAAAAAGATTACGAATGTGCTATACGGGAATTTTGCGAAGAAACTGGTTACAATAAGAAAAATCTATTAAATGTAAAAAATATATATCCTTTTGAAGAAATATTTACCGGTTCAAATTATAAATCATACAAACATAAATATTATCTTGCTTATATGAAAACTTCAGATACCTATCAAACAAATAAATATCAAAGGTCAGAAGTAGGTAAAATGGAATGGTGTAGTTTTGAAGATTGTTTAAGTAAAATTCGCATCTATAATTTAGAAAAAAAACGGTTATTAACCAATATAAACGAAACAATTCATAATTTTCAATTATTATTTTTTAATGACATGTAAATTAAAGAAATATATGTATAGAATATATACAATAATTCTATACATATGAAAACAAAACGAAATATGAAAAATAAATCAAATATTAAAAGCCAAAATAAGAAAAAATATACTAAAAAAAATAAAATATTTGGCGGTACACAAGATCAAGATTGTGGAATAAATGATAATGGTGAAAAATTACCAGATTGTCCCATTGGCTATCGGTGTAAAAAACATAAAAAAAGTAATAAGGGTACTTGTATTGTTTCCATATTAATTTTAAATTATAATGATAAAGAAATAGAATTGAATGCGCCACATCAAAGACATTCGAAATGGGATATGGACCTAATAAAAAATAAGATAGACGATTTTATGGTAATTTACAATGATAGTAAATATACTAGAGGCAAACTAAGTAATATGATAGAAGGGTTAATTGGTCAATTACAAAATAATTCTATTGTCTCGAAAACTACTGGTGATGCAACAAGGGATGAAAAAATTATAAGATATATAATGTTAAAAGAAGAACTAAATAAAATTAATAGAGACAATAATCCAGATGAGGTAAATGAAACTCTAGATGAGAATAAAAATATTGAAGATAAAAGTGTATTCAATGATGAAACACCAAGACAAGAAGAAAAAGTAATTCAAGAAAGTAATTCATCAAATGCAAATATTTTCTCTTTATTTACTTCAAATGAAACAAGCAATAAAGTTAAAGAAATAAAGCCATTAACACAGGATGAAATTAAAAAAATAGATGATTTACAAGATAAGTTAGGTTTATATCCAGGAGATATAGACGATAAAGCGAAAAATAAATTTATTAAAAAAGCAGAAAAAGAACATCATGATTTTTTAATTGACAATAATAAAATCTATGATGAATTCCTTTATCCTGAACTTGATGACCCAAATTTTAATACAAAGATTGCAAAAAGAAAAGAATTTTTTGATACACAATATGATGGGAAGATATATGATGTAAAAACACAAGCTGAAAAAATGTGTAATGCAGAGTTTGAATTAATGCCTCATCAATTATTTGTTAAAAATTTTTTATCAATGCAAACACCCTATAATAGTTTATTATTGTATCACGGTTTAGGAACAGGTAAAACTTGCTCTGCTATTGGCGTTGCTGAAGAAATGAGACAATATTATAAAAATATAGGTTCATCTGAAAAAATAATTATAGTTGCGTCTCCAAATGTTCAGGCTAATTTTAAAAATCAACTGTTTGATGAAAGAAAATTAAAACAAGAGGGTTCAATATGGATAACAAATACATGTGTTGGAAATAATCTTTTGAAAGAAATTAATGCAAATCAAATGAAAGATTCACCAAAAGCTAAAATTGTATCGCAAATAAATACTCTTATTCAAAAAGCATATTTGTTTGTTGGGTATGTTGAATTTGCAAGTTATATTCAAAGAAAAACAATGGTAGATGAATCATTAGAACTAGATGAGAATGAAAGAAAAGAAAAAGAAATAGAAAATGTTAAAAAATATTTTAATAATCGATTAATTATTGTAGATGAGGTTCATAATATATCTGCAGTTCAAAGCAATAAAAAAAATAAAAAAACGTCTACTGCTTTAATTAAATTATGCAAATACGCAGATAATTTACGTTTATTATTATTATCTGCAACACCTATGTATAATAGTCATAAAGAAATTGTCTGGATAACAAACTTATTAAATAGTGTTGATAAAAAATCTCTCATCAAAGAAGAAGAAATATTTGATAAAAATGGTGATTTTATTGAATCAAAACAAAATAAAGATGGTACAACGATAGAAGGAGGAAAAGAGTTATTGCAAAGAAAATTAACTGGATATATTTCTTATATAAGAGGAGAGAATCCATATACTTTCCCTTTCCGCATATATCCTACATTATTTGACAATAGTAAATCATTGGAAAGTCTTCAATATCCAAAAAATCAAATGAATAATAAACCAATAGATAAATCCATAGAATTTGTTCCATTATATATAAATAATATTGGTGAATATCAAAATAAGGTTTACAACAAAATAATGGAAAATACACAAGATAAATTAGACATTAATAATAATAATCAAGTATTTGAAGAATTAGACTCATTTGGTTATACATTACTATCTGCACCTATTCAAAGTTTAAATATAACATATCCAAGTGAAGATATGACAATTGATAATTTAATTGGTTCATCAGGATTGAAAAATGTAATGAATCAAAAAATTAAAAATTCACCGTTTTTACTTAGATATGGTTTTGAATACAAGCCAGAAATATTAGAAAAGTATGGACCCATATTTTCATTAGATAAGATAAGTAATTATAGCGAAAAAATTTACAACATTTGTCAATTAATTAAAAAATCAAAAGGCATCATTATGATATATTCTCAATATATTGATAGTGGCGTTGTACCAATAGCACTTACTCTTGAAGAAATGGGATTTACTAGGTTTGGTGTAGCCAGTCATACTAAATCTCTATTTAATAATCCTCCATCTGAACCACTCGATTCTTTAACTATGCAAAAAAAATCTCAATATAAAGGTACTTCGTTTAAAACTGCAAAATATGCAATGATTACGGGAGATAAATATTTTTCTCCTAACAATAGTTTAGATTTAAAGGAAATTACTTCATCGGCTAATATACATGGTGAAAAAATAAAGGTTGTATTAATTACTAAGGCTGCAGCAGAAGGTTTAGATTTTAAAAATATACGACAACTTCATGTAATGGAACCTTGGTATAATTTAAGCAGAATTGAACAAATTATTGGTCGAACTGTGAGAAATTTAAGTCACTGTGCACTTCCTTTTGAAGAAAGAAATGTTGAAATATATTTGCATGGTACAAAACTAGATAATGATAAAGAAGCTGTAGATTTATATACTTATAGATATGCAGAAAAGAAAGCAATTCAAATCGGAAAAGTAACTCGTATAATGAAAGAGACTGCAGTAGATTGCTTATTAAATATTGAGCAAACTAATTTATCATTAGAAAAATTAAATCAAAATTCTCAAGGTCAAACTATAGAATTAAAGTTATCAAGTAAAAATGATGAAACAATATCTTATGAAATAGGGGATAGACCATATACAGCATTATGTGATTACATGGATAATTGCAATTATATTTGTAAACCTAATGAAAATATTAAAAAAGACTCAATCGTTAATTCTAATTATAATGAAGACTTTGCAAAAATAAATTATCCTATTATTATTAAGCGTATTCGTGCATTATTCAAAGAAAAAGGATTTTATAAAAGAGATGAATTATTACAATCTATATTGCAACATAAAGAATATCCAGTTGAACATATTGATTTTGCACTAACAAAATTGGTAAATGATAAAAGTGATTACATAACAAATAAATATGGTTCAAATGGCTATTTAATTAATAAAGATAACTATTATGTATTCCAACCCGTAGAAATAACGGATGAACGCGCAAGTTTATATGATAGAGAAAATCCTGTTGATTTAAAATATTATTCATTAGATATGGAATTACCATTAAAGAAAGAAACAATAAAAACAAATATTGAAAAAAAACAAGAGAATAATGAATTAAGTGATGCTGTTGATATTTTGTTTATTAAATTAAATGATAATATAGAACAAATAAATACAGAAAGAAAAGCAAGAAGTGTAATGGAAGATGAAATAGGTGAATTAGACAAAATAAATAAACGCAAATTAGCAATCATTCGCAAAAAATATCAAACAGATATTTCTAATTCAGAGTCTGATTGGTATAAAAATGCTGGTTTAATTTATAATATACTTAATCAAAAATATCAAATATCTGAAGAATTATTGGAAAAATATTTTGTTTATCATTATTTAGATTGTTTAAATTTGGATGACCAATTGCTGATTATTAACAAAATATATAAAAAAGACCTAAACGGAAGTGACATACCATTTTTTCAACACATAATTAATTATTATGATAATCATATTCTAATTGGCAAAAAGAAAGGCATAGTATTACCATCTAATGAAAATAAAATTTATATATTTAATGAAGACAAACAAGATTGGATATTGGCTAAGCCTACTGAATTTTCGTTGTTTACTAATGAAATAATCAAAAAATTTCCTATCAAAAGGGAAAAATTAAATAATATAATTGGTTTTATTTATCAATCAAAAAAAGAAAGGGTTTTTAAAATAAAAAATTTTAAGGAAGCAAAAAATAATACAGGTGTATCTTGTAGTTCTTTGGGAAAAGTAGATATTATGCATAGAATTGAACCTATTTTAAAAGAAAATCCTCATAATATTACGAATTGGCCTAAATATGATCCCGAAGAATTTGATAATATATTAAAACCGGGTCTTTGTGTGTTTTTAGAATGCATAATGCGATTTTATAATGAATCAAGTAGAGAAAAATATTGGTTTTTAGATTCAATAGAAGCATTGGCTAATAATATTTCAAAATTATAAAATGAATCAAATATTAACTAAAAATTGATTAAATAACATAAAGTTTTTTTTATGTTATTATTATAAGATGGAAACAAATGAAAGAAAAGTCTTTGGTCCTTATATATCATCTATTTTGAATAATAAAATATCTTTATCTATTCTAGAAGTTGGTAAGAACTTAAAACAAAATTTAGAAAAAAAAATACAAAATAGCATTGAAGGTAAATGTATACCAGAGGGATATATTAGACCAGGCTCTGTAAAAATTTTAACTTATTCTTCCGGAAATGTAAACAATGAAATGATTGATTATCAAGTTACCTTTGAATGCGAAACTTGCTATCCTCCAGAAGGTCATCTATTAGAATGTATAGCTAAAACAATAACTAAAGCAGGAATACATGGTGAAGTGAAAGATGAGGATGGAAATGTTCCTATTAATGTATTTATTGCAAGAGACCATCATGTTTCTGACAATTACTTTGGTAACGTTAAAGAAGGTGATAAATTCTTAGCTTCAGTTATAGGTATTCGTTTTGAATTAAATGACCCTTATATTTCAGCAATTGCCAATTTAAAGAAAGAATATGATAACAGAAAGGAAAAAATTAAAATAGATGATTAAATGATAATATAAAATAGTTATATTATTATTACGCAGCATGGCTATGCATATAAACAGTTTTAGTTGGGTGTAAACACATTTGCTTATTGGGGAATACTTGTCCTGATAAACATTTATTTGCATCGTCAACCTCTACACATCCTCTTTTACCTTGATATTCACCAACTAAGCACCATACACTCTTATCTGAGGTAATAGGTTTTTGAATAGGCGCAGTACTTGTATCAGGTTTTGGTTCATTATATTTATATTCTGGTTGCTTTGTTTTTTTTTCATTTAAAGAACTATCAAACCTTGTATTTAGAGTTTTATCTAATTCTTGAACCGCACCCATATTGACATTATCTATACTTCCCTTTTTTAATAAGTCTGCTACACTTTGTACTGTACCTCCTGCGATATCTATTCCAGTTTTTGCGACTGATGTTGCTACATCCTCGGTTTTATCTAAAATCGTACCTGCGGTATATCCAAATACTGATAATATTTGTGTCAACAATGGTGTTAATATAATGATAATTGATTGTAAAAAATTTCCTAAATCTACTAGTAAGTTAATTCCTAAAAATGAAAATATGAGTAATATTGTTAAAATAACAATTAATACATTTTTTCCACTAAATATATTCAAATCAAAATCCCTCATAAATGAGTTATTTGATTCTTCTTTCATCATTGGAGTATTTGTTTTTTCAAATGATTGATTCATGCTATATATACTTTATGTTTATTTTTTCAAATGAAATGATTAATTAATTAAATTTAAAAATAATTTAGACATTCGTTTAGTTATACATTATAAATTGAGATTATACAATAATGAAATTTCTAATGCTAGAATCTTTCTTTTTTATTACTCTTGGTATAAGTTGTGTATTACTTTTAATGTTAATTTATCATTTTAAGCAAAGATTAAGTAAGGTTGAACAAAATAACGAAACAATGTTTGAAATTTTAAATAATATTGTACAAGAGTTGACCGAAATGAAACGAAGTTCATTTCATGGAACTCCGTCAATGCCTACTTCATCTAGAGAACAAAAAATTAATGTAAGTTTAGATGATGATGATATTCCAGAATTAAATACTATTAATGATGAAGAAATAAGTCAAATTCCGAATGCTTCATTTAATGATGATGATTCTTTAGATGATAATTCTGAAGACGATAGTAGTATTGATGAAAGTGATGATGAAGAATCCGACGATTCTCAAGAAGAAGAACAAGAAGAAGAAGAAGTAGACACTTCAGAAAAAGAAGTAAAAACTGTATCGGTCGAAATAGATAACTCTTTAGATGAAATTAATGAAAATGAAGAAATAATTAATAATGTTGAAGAAGAATCAGATGACGATAATTTGGAAGAAGTTGATTTAAATACAGAAGAAGTTGATAATCTTAAAGTAAGTAAATTAGAAGAAGTAAATAATTTAGAAGAAAATGAATCAAATGACTCCGATTCCACGAATAAAGATGTATATAAGAAAATGACTGTACCAGCTTTAAAAGCATTAGTTATTCAAAAAGGCCTAACTACTGAAACCAGTAAGTTGAAAAAAAATGATTTAATCGATTTATTAGAATCTAATACATAATTTTTTGAAAAACTATTCTCAGATTATAATATAAATTATATATTATAATGTTACCATCTAGTTTACAAAAATTTGCATCTACCTTCGAAAAGAACGTAATAGAAAATTTAGACCCTTCTCAAAGAGGTTATCAAACTAATAATAAATATCCTTATGCTCCCCCATTAATGCACGATGGACGTGCTATTACTGCTTCTTGGCAACCTCATTCCACTGAAAACAAAAAAATTTTAGAAGATAATAATATTCGCTCTAACTGGGAATACCGTGAATATTTAACTAAGAACGCAGAATCTGTCATGCATAGTAATATGTTGGCTTCTAGTAATGATACAGGCTATAATTTTAAGCCTACTGATTTAGTGAGTATTCAATCCAACAAAATTACATATAAGGTAAATGGTCCCCATTTATATTCATCTACTTTAGACGGAACCAAACCATTAGGACATAGTTTAAGTGATTTAAAAGCAAATTATTTATCTCGTGAAGAATTACACGCTAGACAAGTTTCTCCTGTCATTACTCAAGACCAATTATTACAAGATAGGTTCAAACCAAAGCCAAAGGATGGAAAGAAAGTACATTTTGAATAAATATTTTATAAAAAGTATTAAAATATTTATTTTACTGGATATACACCATATTTTTGACACAATAATACACCATTTCCTTCTTGTACTCGTATTTTACAAAAACCATTGTCTCCCCAATCTTTCCCCCATGAATTTTGAATAATCCAATACATGCCATCTTCATCATAATCAAAACCGACTAATACAACTGCGTGATTTAATACATTATTTTTTTGAGGAGGAACATCAATAACACCTTTTTTATAAAATCGAAAAAATACATTATTTGCATCTACTGCAATGGCAATGGGAGTTTTCGTAAGACATTCTTTTAAATCTTGCACAGAGGAAGGAATTACAAATTGATACTCACTTATATTAGATCCTACTATATTTTGTTGTATTTTAAAATCTGTACAATTTTGTGTTTTTCCGATATATTGGTAATCTTCATTTGAAAGTAAACCTTTATTATCAATAATAAACTCAAGCGAAGTATGCATGAAACCTCCTTGACAACCATAGTCATTTGGTGAACAATCTACTATTTGCTGCTCAGATAATCTATCTACAGTAAAATTGTTTATTCTCATAAATGTTTCTAATACATTAGTCGTAGAAAACGCATAACACGAACCACATTGTCCTTGATCTTTTACTTGACTTAAGTATTTGGTATTGTTCCAATTTACCGGAATATTTTCATTTTTTGTTTTTAAAATATTTAAAGGACGTAACAAATTTTTAAATAATAATTGAAAATCAAATGTTTTTACAATATTATCTGTACTGGAGAGTTTGTAATTTAAATCATCAGAATTATTATCATTAAAATCAATTAAATCAGCATATTTATTTAATTCAACTGTAAAAGAACTATTACCACCAGATAAATCATTCTTTGTACTTTTAATTAATTCATAATTATTTTCAAAAATATTGTAATTGTTTTTATGTTTTTCAGCGAATTCTTTATAATTTACAAAAAAAGACGATTGGAGAGTATTTGATTTCATTTTATATTTTTTATAAAATTCATAATATTCTTTTGCGTAGACATATTGATTGTCTTTGTTCAACATGAATAACGGTTTATTTTTAGCTATTCGACTATTCCTAAAGAAAGAATTCGTTGTTTGAAAATAACATAGTAAAAATATAAAAATGTATAACATTTTGATATAATAAAATATAATTATATTTTTGTGATTAGAGAACATAAATATAATTAATACTCTAATTTAATCATGAAAATATTAAGTTTTGATATTGGTATACGTAATATGGCAATATGTTGTTTAGAATTAAACAAAGAAGATAGTAAAGTAAATATAATTCATTGGGATGTGTTAAATTTAATTGAATTAAGTGACACAGAAACACATAGTTGTAGTCAAATTAATAATCCAAAAACAAAAAAATCTTCTCCTAGTTGTTGTACCAGAAAAGCAAAATTTATGAAAAATAGTGAATACTATTGTGAAAAACATGCGAAAAGTTCTCCATTTTTAATTCCAACAAAAGAAACCAAGCTTCCTTATTTAAAAAAACAAAAACTAGAAAAAATTATTACAATTGCCCATAGTTTATTTATATTCGAGAACAACGAAGAAAAATGGAAAAAAGACGACTACGTGAAAAAAATAAATGAACATTATGAAAGTAAATGTCTAGAACCAATTGCTAATAAGAAAAAAAAAGCAGGTGATGTAGATTTAATTGAAATTGGAAAAAATATGAAAAAAGAATTAGATAAAGTTAATTTTGATGATATACTGCATATTGTTATTGAGAATCAATTATCACCTTTAGCAAGTAGAATGAAAACAATACAAGGAATGTTGGCTCAATATTTTATCATGAAGTATGAAGATGCTAGTATACATTTTGTTTCTTCTGCCAATAAATTAAAACAATTCGAGGATAAAAACAAAAGTAAAAAAGACGCAGAAATAAAAAATAAAAATTCTACTAATCCAAACTACAAAGAACATAAAAAAGATGGTATTTTTTATACTAAAGAGATTATAGAAAAAAACAATTATTTCAACAATTGGACAGAGAAAATGAATACAAAAAAAAAAGACGATTTAGCAGATTGCTTTTTACAAGGTCTTTGGTTTTTTAAACAACAAAATATAATATTCTATGCGGATGATTTAAAAATAAAAATTGTATAAATAACATAAAATAATGGATATTATTGACATTGGAGAAAATGATATGGAACCTGTATCTATTAAAATTAACGATCAAACTAATAGTAGTACCCCCAGTGTTAATTTTGGAGATGGGATTGAATTGCTTATGAATGATAAGAAAAAAACATCCGATTCAGCAAATGTTGATTTAGGAGATTTGGACGATTTGGAAAGCGAATTAAACAACTTATCTCAAAAAACCTCTAGAACAGGTGAGGATGGAACAAAAACCTTGGGAGGAATGGCATCTGAATTATTTGGAATGGGCGGTTTTACAAAACTAGATGAAACTCCAGCAGAAACTATCAATATTGACATTCAAGAATCAGATTCTAATTTAGGGAATGCAACGAGGGAGAGTGTGGGTAGTACCAAAACATGGGATGGATTTGCAAAAATGAACGAAGTACCCTCTGTTAATTATACTTCAAATATGACTGAGCTAGAGAAAAGGAGAAAGAAAAGGATGATGCTTAAAAAAATGGATGAATGGTATGAAAAAGGACATACAAAGCAAAGTAGTTCACTCAATATAGATAGTCCTTTTGAAGAAATAGAAGATGAATATGAAACAATTATGGATGATAAAAGAAAAAAAGATTCTATCAAATTGCAACAATGGTGGTTTATGACATTTGTGAATTCTGTCGAATATGCAAATGCTGTATTTAATCCATTTGATTTAAATTTAGATGGGTGGGGTGAACAGATAAGTGAAGATATTGATAGTTACGATGAGATTTTTGAAGAATTGCACGAAAAATACAAAGGCGGAAAGATGGCCCCTGAACTTTCATTACTGCTTCGCTTAGGTTTTAGTGCGGCTGTATTAAATTTCTCAAACAAAGCCCTTTCTAGTGCAACGCCAGCATTCAATGATGTTATTCGCCAAAATCCAGAACTAATGAAAGCATTTACTGAAGCAACTGTAAACAATATGAGTCAACAATCTCCTGGTTTTGAATTTGCTAATAATATGATGAAAGAACAAGAAAATAAGCCACGCGGCCCTCCTCCCCCAGCACCAATTCGAACAAAAGAACAACCTCCTCCATCAAGGCCTGGAATGACATATACTGATGCACCTGGAAATCGACCCGATATTGCAGCAAGTCGAGGTGCAATGTTTCAAGAAAAAGGAGTAGAAATGAATAGGGGTATGGCTGATGCTAATGAAATACCGCAAGTCAAAAAACGTCCAGAAATGAGAGGACCACAAAATAGTGACGTAGATGATATATTAGCTGGTCTTAAAACAAGAACAGTTGATATACGCAAAGAAGCAGAAGAAGCAACAGGAAACGCAAACGGAAATGAATCGGTTATTTCTGTAAGTTCATTAAAAGATTTACAAAATACAAGCATTCCTCAAAAATCAAATCGTAAAAAGAATAATTCTGCCAAAAATACAATAAGTTTAGATATTTAAGCGAAAATAATATAATGAATAAATAATTGTATTCATTATAATGGTTGAATATGCCGATATATGTGTCGGATTAGCATGGGGAGACGAAGGAAAAGGCAAAATAGTTTCACACTTAACAAAACACTATGATTATGTGTGCAGGTGGAATGGTGGAGATAATGCAGGACATACAATATATGTAAATGATAAAAAATACTCAACACATTTAATACCTTCAGGTGTATTTCATGGAATTAAATCAATCATAGGACCTGGATGCGTTGTTAATATAAAGTCTTTTTTTAATGAAATTAAATATTTAAAAGATAACGGATTTAATACAGAGCTAATTAAGATATCTCCAAAAGCACATATTGTAAGTGATGAACACATTTATGAAGATGAGGAAAAATACAAAAATAGAATTGGTACAACAGCACGAGGAATCGGTCCTTGTTACACAGACAAATATGCTAGAAAAGGTAACACAGTGAGCGATTTTAGAGAGGAACTTAAAGAATATATATGGGACGAAGTTTTAGAAGGAAAAATATTATGTGAAGGAGCTCAAGGTTTTTGGTTAGACATTGACCATGGCAACTATCCATATGTTACAAGTAGTAATACATTGCCATATAGTGCTTGTAGTTTAGGGTTTCCTCATCAGAAGATAAGAAAAATATATGGTGCTGTAAAGATATATGATACACGAGTTGGTATCGACCCGGAATTTTCAGATGAATTAGATAATAATGAAGAATTAATGAAAATTGCCGAAACAGGAAAAGAGTATGGAACAACTACTGGTCGATTAAGAAAAGTGAATTTTTTAAATATTAATAAACTTATTCAAGCATTATACTATTCTGGAACAACCGATTTAATTATATCAAAAATTGATATTTTAGAAAAAATTAACATTTTTAAGTATATATATAATAATGAAATTTGTTCCTTTGATTCAAGTGAACTTATGATAGAATCAATAATAAAATTAATTAATGAGAGTAATAATTATGTATCTAATATTTTGTTATCCAGAAGTCCAAAAGAAATTTAAAAATACTATATAAAAATTATTCTTTAATAAAAATACATGAACTCTCATTTAATTTTATTCATAATATGTTGTTTTTTACGTAATCATTTTATAAATTTCAAGAAAAATATAAAATTACCAAAATTAATACCGGCTATTCCTAGAGAATTAGAACCACATGAAGTTACATATCTAATTTACTTATTCAATTAATACAAAGATAATTATATTCATATATATAATATGATAGGACAAACATTATTATTATATTTTCTTTTATATGTAGTTAATATTTTTCCATTGCGTATTAATACAAAGCCACATGTATCCAAATATAAAAATCATTTACCTTTATTTTGGAAAATAGCAAATAAAAATGAATTTCCATATAATCAACCAAAAAGATATTTATTTAATGGATATCCAATTGCCGTATATAAAGATTATAATAATAATATAACAGCAATAAGTGATATTTGTGTTCATAGAAGTGCTTCTTTATCGAATGGTAAAGTTTTATCAAATAATTGTTTGCAATGTCCATATCATGGTTGGGAATATAATAAAGGATTAGTAGATTTAATGCCTGGATTTCCGGATACTAAAAAAAATGCGTTTGGCGTTCCTAGATTCGAACTGAAAGATATTAATGAAGATATTTATATACGCCCTACTTTTGATATGAATAGTCAAAAAGGAAACTATTACAATCATTCTGTTTATATTCCACCTGAAGCAAACGACCCAAAATTTGTGCGTGTATCTGGTGTTAGACATATAAAGCGACCTCATAATTTAGTTACTGAAAATGTCCTTGATATGATGCATATTAGTTATGTGCATTCTTTCGGTAATTCTCTAGCTCCCGTTCCGTTCGAAATAGAGTATCAAGATATCGATGAGTTATCTGGTCGTACTACATTTTATTATACTGCAGGGCAAAATAGTATGTCTAAGATAATTGGTGGTGCAAAATATGTGCAAGTAGAAAATGAATTTCATTTACCAGATATGACTGTTACAAGAGTGAAAGCAAATCAAATTACTAAAACAATTATTACACATTGTTATCCAGTTGGAAAAAATGAATCAATATTGCATTTTGATTTATATAGAAATTTCTTTACAACGCAATTTCTAGACCCATTATTTGAATATCAAATGAAAATAACATTAGATGAAGATATAAATATTTTGAATTATATTTATGATGATTATTTATTAGGATTTATGAGCAATAAATACGATATTACGCAAATGAAATACAGAGAAAAAACTAGAAAATTATTAGAACAATTTGAAGAAAAATAAATATATGTAACTTAAATAGAAATACTACAATATATAATATATATGATTTATATATTGTTTACATTATTTGCTCTTGCCAACGGATATGGTTGGGTTCCTTTAATTGATATAAAAAACTTCCCAATCAATAAACCTAGAGAAATAGAAATTATGAACAAAAAATTAGTAATATGGGAGAAAAATAAACAAGTCATTGTACAAGATAATGCATGCATGCATCGAGGAGGTCCATTATCAGAAGGCTATATTGATCCAAAAACAAAAAATTTACGCTGTTCTTATCATGGTTGGGAATTCGATACAAATGGAAAAGTATTGGATATTCCACAAGCAATAAATAATTGTAAAACTTGCAAATTTCAACAAAAAACATATGATTTAAAAGAATGCAATCATATATTATGGATAAATTTAAACAGTACTCTTAATAATGACTTTCCTAATCATGTTATTAAATATCAAAATACAGTATCAGATGACGTATTTGTAGTAGAAGTTCCTTATAGTATGAATATATTATTAGAAAATTTATTTGATCCTGCACATGTACCCTTTGCTCACCATAAATTACAATCTACACGTGACTTAGCAAGCAGTGTAAATGCATCTGTTTTAACCATGAACGAATCTGCCTTAGAAATTTATTTTGAGGATAACACACTGCGAAACTCAGAATACAGGAATGGAACAATGAGTTTTTATGAACCTAGTCATTATGTGTTAAACAGTATTTATCCTGAAGTATTTATAAAAAGATTACACGTATATTGTGTTCCTATTACACCTTTTAAAACACGCATTTTTGTTCAAAATGAATATAAAAATGAACAAATACAAAATTTATCAAATAAAGTACCATCTTGGATGAAACATTTGTTAACACATACGTTTTTTGATAGTGATACTATGTTACTGTATAAACAAGAACAAATGTTACGTAGCAAAAATAAATTAAATGATTGTATGAAAACTTATACAACACCTACAACAAGTGATAATAGTATACAATATTATCATAAATGGAAAAAAATATTTCCAAAGCCATGGTCAAAGTTTATTGAGAATTCTGCAAACGAAACTAATATATTATCAAGAGAACAAGTATTTGACCGATATCACGACCATACAAAACAATGTATTTCTTGTAGTAGAACTTTGAACAATATTAAAGCTATTCAAAATATATTACCAAGTTTATTATTAGTACATAGTATACATAATAATAATATAGTTGAAACAATATTGGCTATATTCATATACTCTTTTTGTGAAAATTTCAAAACGTTTTTTATGTATCGTGATTATAAACATATTGATGTGTAATACAATTAATTTAAATAACAATAAATGTATTGTGCTGTTGTATCGTATGCTGCATAAAATAACCAAACTAAAAAAATCCATTGAATTAATACAAATGTAGTTCTATTTACAAAAATACGTCCTACATTATGATATTGAAATACAGCCCGTTTCGGTTCGATGTAATAATGTTTATAGGGAATATCTTGTATTTTTTTTTTATTGATTTCATCTTGAATCTCAATTTCATGAATATCCTTTCGGCAAATAAAACATATGGGAAAATCTTTGCAATCATATGCTTTTTCTATGTAAACATGAAAACAATCAAAACAACAATTATGCGTACAATTTAAAACAACATTGTTTTTTCGTATATAGGAATAGCAAATAGGACAATGTCTTTGACTAAAAGTTCTTTTTTGTTTTTTATAGGTAAATGTATAAATAGTATCAAATAAATAAGCTATTTCTAATTCGTTATTAAAATCTCTTTGTTGATGAGTCATTATTTTAAAAAAGTGAATATATTTAAATAACTTTAAATATAATCAATTAGTTAAATCTTCAAGTAGAGCCATTCGAATATATAATCCATATTTCATTTGTTCAAAATAAACGGCTCTATGGTTTGTGTCGACAGATGATGGTAATTCCTCATTGCGTGGTAATGGATGCATGATTATTGCTTTTTCTTTCATTTTATCAGCTAATTCTGGTGTTAAAATAAAGTCTGGCGAAATGGGATTTTTACGTCGTTCTTTTTGCATACGTGTCATGTAAACAACATCATATTGTGATATATCAAGTTCATCTTTTTCAATAATCATATTACTTGGTACTTGTCCATGTCTGTTACCTAGTTCATACAGAAAATCATGTTCAGGGCTAGAATCATTGTATGGTAGGAAAAATAAGTTATTCGTAGTGTAAAAAGAAAATAGGTCTACTAAAGAATGAACTGTTCTAGAGTTTTTAATATCACCAACAAACAATATTTTTAATTTTTTTAATTCAGGAAATTTGCGATAAATAGTATACATATCCAATAAGGCTTGCGTTGGGTGTTGTCCATTTCCATCACCAGCATTTATTACTGGTATGTCTGATATTTCTGCAGCTTTTTCAATAGCTCCTTTTTCTGGATGACGAATAGCCATTACATGACCATAAGAAGATAAGGTTTTAATTGTATCTTCAAAAGACTCACCTTTTTTTAAACTAGAAAAATCTTTATTAAAAGTTATTACATCTCCTCCTAGTCTGTACATAGCACTTTCAAAAGATAAAGAAGTCCTTGTACTTGGTTCAAAAAAAGCATTTACTAATATTTTTCTTTCTTTTAAATGATAATGTTTATAACTTATAATATTATTTACCTTTTTAAAAAGCGTTTCTAAATACCCTTTGGTAACATTTTTTATACTCAACATAATAATAATAATATTATGATGTTTTTATTTTGTTTATCTAATAATTATCAAATATTTTTGTACATTTCTAACATTTTTTCTTTTTGTTCAACATAATCAACCACTGGTCTTCCATAATCTACATCTTTATAATTTTCATATTTTTCATACCATTTATGAATATCTTTGGGAGGAACATTTTCTAATTCAGGAACCCATTTTTTTATATATTTGGCTTCTTTATCAAATTTTGAACTTTGAATCCATGGATTCATATCACGAAAATAAGGTTTCATATCTACACCGGTACCACTAATACCCTGCCAATTTCCATTATTACTAGCAACATCATAATCAGTCAAATTTTGTGCAAAATATTTTTCTCCCCATCTCCAATCAATCAATAAAGTTTTAATCAAAAAACTGGCAACAGTCATACGTCCACGATTATGCATATATCCTGTTGAATTTAGTTCTCTCATACAAGCGTCTACTATCGGGACACCAGTTTGTCCATCCTTCCATTTATCAAATTGAGATTTATTATTCATCCATTTAATTTTTCTATATTTTTTTTGATATGATTTACCTACCACTTCTGGATAAGCATATAAAACATGAGCAAAAAACTCTCTCCAAATTAATTCGCTAACGAAACTTTCAATATTTGAAAATTCTTCTCTTACTTCGCGAATAGAAACACATCCATATTTTATGTAAGCGGAAAGATGAGAAGTGCTTTTATCAAAAAAATCTCTCGTTTTTCCATAATGTTTTTGACTATTCTTTGCAGATTGTAATCTTTTTAATCCTAATTCTCTACCACCATGTACTAATATTTCTTTGTTTTCTTTTCCAACAAATCTACTCATTGCATCCTCAAGAGACAAATCTGATATATTTGACGATGTTAATTTTCGAATATTTCCTTTATTTACAGATGGAAATTTATAATTCTTTGTTTCATTATAAAAAGGTGTATATTTTTTAAACATAGAAGAAGAGCCGGTTAAAATTGTACCAGGTTCAAATAAATAATAGTCTTGAAAATTTTCACAGTGAATCTTATGTTTTTTGCATATATCTTCAATATTATTATCTCTTTCAATTGCGTAAGGTGTATAATCTTTGTTAAAGTAAATACCATCTATTTTTAGTTCTTTAATTAAATGTTCAACAACTTTCTCATTTTTACCATACAAAATCATTAATTTTCCATCTTTTTCCTTTACTTTATTTTCTAAGTCTTCCAAGCTTTCAATCATAAACTGAATCGAATTTGCTGATTTAAAATCATTTTTATTTGATACTTGTTCTGGAGTAAATATAAAACAAGTATACAAATTATCGACTTGTTTATATGCTTCTAATAGTCCTGTATTATCTGTTAATCGCAAGTCCCTGCGAAAAATAAATAATCCATTTTTCATTTTCATTATTATATATTAAAGTCACATTATTTTAATATACTTAAACAAATATAAATATTTTTTTGCATTATAAAATATAATGTTTTATTTCAATATTTGGAATCGTTTAAAATGTTGGGCATTAAACTATGCAAGTCCTGTTATAAATACTGGTATAAAATTATTTGTATTTTACAATAATACCAAAACAAATATTTCTATGAAATTGAATCGTTATTATTATTCAAATGAAACTTTTCATAATACTTTTAATTTACTCAGATATCTTGTTTATAAAGTAGACGGTTATTTTTTAGAATATAATGTTGAACCAATAGAAGAAAATTGGATTAATACAACAATGTATTACTTAGATAATAATGAAATAGTCTTAAAAGAGGATTATGATAGTTTATATTTTCATAAAAACGAAGATTTACTACTAAAAACTATGAAATTAAAAAAGGTAAAATTTGAAAGATTACGCACAGTGGAACTAGATAATGTAAAGTATTTTTACTATGCAAAGTACAAAAATAAATATTTTTGCAAAATGGACCCTGTGGATTTTGCTATAATTGATTTAAATGACAAGTTTGTATCAAATCCTTTCATAGAAATTATATATGTAAATTTAGATAACAATCAATCTACAGAGATCGAATTAGATAAATCATATTTTGTTAATGATAATGATATTTTGTCTACTGTATTTTTAAAACGTTATTTTGATTATAGGTCTAATGGAAAAAATTTTATATTTAGTCAAAATTATCAATTACACATTACAAATTTTAATTTTGAAAATATTCTAATTAATAAAAATCAATATGTAAATCTAGGTGATAATAAGTACACCATTGAAAATGCTTAAACAATATAAAGAATTATCTTTTCATATATTAAGGGTGCATGAGTGCGAGTTGTAGTACTACCCAACTACATGAAACGAATGATAAATGGGATTTATATTACCATTTACCAACCAACAAAGATTGGAGTTTAAGTAGTTATTGTGCTATTGCAAAAGAAATTGACTCTATTGAAAAGGTCATTAAAATTAATGAACAAATGACAGATTCTATAATTAAAAATTGTATGTTGTTTGTTATGAAAGAAAATATAACACCTATGTGGGAAGACCCAAAAAATCGAGAAGGTGGATGTTTTTCTTATAAAATTTCAAATCGATATGTAGGAGACGTTTGGAAAACATTATTTTATTTATTGTTGGGAAATAATATATGCATCAATCCTAAATACAATAAGTTTGTTAATGGAATTACAATATCGCCTAAAAAAAATTTTTGTATTTTAAAGATTTGGTTGAATAATTCTATTTGTCAAGATCCAAATATTATTCAAGAAATCCCTAATCTTAGTACACAAGGTTGTTTATTCAAAAAACATGAACCTGAATTTTAAAATTATATAAGTAAAAAACTATATAATTTTAAGGATAATCATGATTTTCAAAAAAATTACCACATAAATCATATAACGATTCATAATTAAATTGTTCAAACGGTATATCAATATGGATATGTGATGAAATAGTACCATCCATTGGTTGCATCATATTTTCTAAATTGTCTGTTAAATTATCTCGAATATTATTTGCAAAATTTGATAAAAAAGTATCCATTTGTGTATCATTTATAGTTGAACTAGTGGAAACAGATATATCAGATAAGGTTGGTCGCAATGGACGAGGAGAAGGTATATATTCATTGCGGTCTATAACTCCATTATTTAATGTATCTTCATCAATTGAATCATTATCCGTATCTTCATCATGTCTATTATTTATATTTGTATTTACTTGTTCTGTTTCAATAATATTTTCACTTACGTCTCTTATATCTAATCTACATACTGGACATCTAACATTATTGCGAAACCAATGTTGTATTGATTCTTCATTGAAACAATGTCCACAATAACGAATTCGTCGTATATTATCATTTTCTTGGAACTCCTCTAAAGTTATTGGACATCTATAATTAATTAATTGCAAACCTTCTGTATAAGGAAATACTTCTGTTGCATTTTCTATTTGTTCAGCCGTTGGACTAACTATTACATTTTGAAAAAGATTTTGAAAATATTCTTGCATAAGTTCATTATTAGAAAAAGGGTCATTATTACGTGATAAAAAATTATATATGTTAAACGGAGTTCGTTGTTGAATACCAGGTTGATTTATTCCATTTGTACTTCCTTGTGGTGGTAATAAACCAGGCGGTGGCTGGCGAGGACTTCTACCTAGACCTCGAAATGGTGAATTCATGTTATCTGTAGATATTGGTGTTCGTGTTGCCCATCTTCTCCATATATCACTTCGGTCGTTATTGATTGGGTCTATATATTGAGCTGGGACATTACTTCTTACCGGATTAGAACGATAATAATATGTAGTTCTAGGTTGTAATTCGCTTGTTTGATTATTTCTATTTATTTCTTCGTTACGTGTTTGTGGTGTTTGTTCATTTTGTGTTTGTCTTTCTGATGTTTGTTCGTTTTGTGTATTTGTTTCTTCTACATTATTATTTTCATTATCAATTAAATTTAGTATAGTGGTAATAGAACTTAAATATTCCGATATATTTACATGATATATCAGCATATTCCTATTTAAAGAATCTATTATGTTTGTAATTAACTGATTATTTGATATATTGTTTGACTGAGACATAGAATTTAAACGTGTTCTAGTATTCCTTTGACTTTGATTATTGCGCGTGAGTTGATCTAAATTATTTGAAATATAGTCTGAAATAGAATGTCGTAAATTATTTTGATAATTTGTATTTCTTTGTCTATTCATATTATCCATTGCTAATAATAATATAAAGATATTTTTATATATACTTTTAAAATAACTATTGATGGACCTTTCAAAATATCATAATAAAGGTTTGGTTGGATTAGAAAACCTTGGAAATACCTGTTTTCTTAATTCTTGTTTACAAGTTCTAAACAATACTTATGAACTTAATCATTTATTAGAATCAGAATCATGTAAAAAATATATAAAAAAAGATTTACCAGAATCAAATTTTATCGATGAATGGGAAGATTTACGCAATGTAATGTGGAGCGATAACGGCATAGTTGCTCCAAGAAAATTTGTAAATTCTTTACAGAAAATGGCTTCTTTAAAAAATAGAGACTTATTTACAGGTTGGTCTCAAAACGATATGCCTGAATTTTTACAATTGTTTATTGAATGCATTCATAATAATATATCTAGAAGTGAAAATGTAATTATAAATGGTGTAGCAAAAAATTCAACAGATAATGTTGCTATTAAATGTTATCAAATGATTAAACAAATATACAAAAAAGAGTATTCTGAAATATACGAACTATTTTATGGTATTAATTATTCTCAACTTATTTCTCTTGAAACAGATAAATGTTTATCTATTGTTCCAGAAAGTTTTTTTACAATTGACCTTCCTATCAAAAATCAAGATAAAATTGCAGAAAATTTATACGATTGTTTTGATTTATTTACAGAACCTGAATATTTAGAAGGAGATAATGCATGGTTTAATGAGAATACAAACAAAAAAGAGAATGTAAAAAAACAGTATTCTTTTTGGAATTTTCCTAAAATTATTGTTATTATATTAAAACGATTTAGCATGGATGGAAGTGATAAAATAACTGACCTTATTAATTTTCCGTTAGAGGATTTAGATTTATCTAAATACGTAAAAGGCTACCATCCAGATAGTTATAAATATGATTTATATGGAGTATGTAATCACGTAGGTAACGTTTCTGGAGGTCATTATACTGCATTCGTAAAAAATTCCCAAAATAATTGGAATCATTTTAATGATAATCAAGTCGAAAAATTGGAGAATCCGGATTTAATTATTTCGCCATTAGCATACTGTTTATTTTACCGCAAAAAAAATAACTTACTATAATATAATAAGAATTATTGAATATGAGTAGTACTACAAATAATTTAGAGAAAGAAACTCAAATTACAGCTTCTAATAAAAATGATAATATTGAAGTTAATCAAGAAGAAAATGCCGAAAAAGTAATTGTAGAGTCACCAGAATCAAATATTCAAAACTTTACCGACACCGTTTTTACTAGTACTAATTTGATTATTTTAGTAGGATTTTTAGGAGCTTATGGAATTGTATATTATTTATCTAAAAGAAACAACCCTGAAGATCCTACAATGATGACAAATGATGGTTCAAAAACAACATCCATTGTTATTGATTTATTTTTCTTAGTTATTATTGGAATTATTCTTTACACGTTATACACTTCTATGACTTCCAAACCTGAAGATACAGTATCAGGTGAAGTAATCGGTGGTTTAAGTGAATATATAGATAATCCTATGTCTGTTTTACTGTCCATATTCAGTATTATTGGATTCTACGTGTTAACATATATGTTTGGTATACCTATGGAAAAATCAAACAAGCCATACTCTATATCATTCGTAGAAGGTACTTTATGGGTACTTTTAGTAGTTATAGTTATTGTTGACTTTTTCAAATATATTTTTGGAATCTCATTAAATGATATTTTAGATAAAATTAAATCATTCTTTCGTGGCGAAGAAGAACTAGATGAAAATACAAATAATAAAGATGAAGACAAAACAAACACTGACGAACCAGAAGAAAAATGTCAAAAAACAACTGAATTAGATGATCCAGAAGGAGAAGTATTTAATGTTTCAAATAATTTATATACATATGATGATGCAGTGGCTGTATGTAAATCGTATGATGCTAAATTAGCAAGTTATGACCAAGTAGAAAAAGCATATAACAATGGTGCAGAATGGTGCAACTATGGTTGGTCAGAGGGTCAATTAGCATTATTTCCGACTCAAAAAGCCACTTATGAAAAATTACAAAAATTAGATGAAGGTGTTTGTGACGCATCCAAAAAGAAAGGAAACAATTGTGGTAGACCGGGTGTAAATGGTGGCTATATTGCGAATCCCTATGTCAAATTTGGTGTCAATTGTTATGGCAAAAAACCAGAAGCCACCGATACAGATTTGAAATCAATGGAAACAAAAAAAAATCAAGTATATCCAAAGACACCCGAAGAAAAAGCATTAGATAAAAAAATAGAATACTGGAAAAAAAATGGAAATAAATATTTAACATTAAATTCTTATAATACACAAAAATGGAGCGGAAAGAATAAAGTAACTGTAGAAACAGAAGATAAGGATACCGAAGATAAACAAGAAGGGTTCCATTTTATGGGTGCTGTATTACCGTTTTTAGGTATTAAATCATAAATAATTTAAATATACTGTTTAAATTATTCTTCTTTTACCGTATTAAATTATTCAAATCATAATCTATATAATGATTCCCATGACATTTTAAAGGGTCCGTTTTAAATATTTTACAGGCCGCTTTTGCCATATCTTCTGGTAATTTATAGTCTCCTTTTTCTTGATATTTAGGTAAAGGAATCGTAATTTTTGGCCATAATGTATTAACAGACACATTTGAGAATTCTTTATCCCAATATTTTGACATTAATGACATATTCATTTTAGTCATTGTATAATAAAAATGATTTGTCCATTGGTCGTCATCATCGAAAAAGTTATTTAATGGTGGTGCTACAATAATTAAATGACCATGTGAATTATTATCTTCCATATGCTGTAAAAAATGTTGTCCAAATAAATAAGTACCATTTATATTCGTATTCATATTTTTTAATTCAATCGGGTATAATTGTTTTGAATTATTCAAATATGCTATTTCAGACATCAGAACAAGACCATTAATTGAACCGTGCACATCTAATGTTTCATTTATTACATGCTGTATTTGATTCGGCATATTTATATCACATAATACAGGCATGCAAGATGGTTTTTTAACTATTTCATTTATTTCATCTGCTGCAGTAAATATATTTGGACGACTATGTATTTGCTTACCAACCAATGTAACTTTTGCTCCATTTGCAGTAAGATATTTTGCTATACTAAAACCTATTCCTTTTGGTGAACCAACTACTATGTAATTGTGTCCTTCAAAATTATTCTTAACCTGAGTTAAAGTATTCATATATTTATTTATTTTTTGCATACGTATATTTATTGCATTCCTGTAACCAAACATTTATTCCTTGTATTGTATGTTTATTTTTATTTAATTATTTTAATTCAAATTATATTTATCTAAATGATTTGTTTCTTCATTCGAGAACGTAGAAAACACAAAAAAAACAAAAATTGAAAAAATTTTTTACTATCTTCTTATTGATAGTAAAAGATAATAAGATAATTAAAATTAATATGGCATTCAAGTTCGATAATAGCTATGAAAAAAATGTATATGATGAATGGAATAGAACAATAAAACGAATGGATTCATATCGCATTCGCAAACAATACTATCCTCATAAAATGGAAATGTACGAAACTAAGAAAAGAACTCTGGATTTTATTAAGAACGGGTTATTAAAAAGTTATAAAATACATAAATTTTACTTTAACCAAACCAATTTGAAAGACTATTTCCCTGATAATATGAAAGATACTTTAAAAGAGGTTAGAAAAGATATTAACGAAAGACTACAAAAACTAACTGAAGATAGAGAGTTAGAAACACACTGGGAAAAAAATGTAAAAGATATAATGATCCTTGAAAAGCAATATTTGATAACCCTTTTCAATTATTACGAAAATGCATATTTAAATAAACAAGCCAACGATACAATGGTAGCCGCCCAATCTTTACTGATGCTTCAAGAAAAAAAATCTATTAAGAAAAGAACAAAAAATGAAAATACACCTATTAGAAGGTCCAAAAGAATTCAACAAAAAAATGACCCGACTTATCAACATATTCGTAGTAATTGGCCTACCAACTCTCGGATGAGTTCAGCACCTTATTGAAAACCTAATTTATTATTCTTTCTGTAATTTAATTATTTTTTTATGAATAAGGCATAATACCTAAATAACCACAAAAATTTTTACATAATTTACATTTTATATATTGCCACTCTCTTTCATATTTTAAAGGAACACATTTCTTGCATACTAATGGATACAAGTATGTATCGTTTATTTTATATTTGCAATAAGAACATATGTTTAATAAATAATTTGTATCTAAACAATCATAACAATAAAAACATAATTTGTATTTTATATTACACAAAATCCTATTATATAAAATTTTTTGATAATTATTACTATTGCAATTATATGATTTAATTAACATAGTTAAATTTGTATCGCTACTATCAAAGCCTACAAAATCTTCCCAATGTAAAAAGTTATAAATATAAATTTTAATATCATTTGGTAATTTATCAAACATATATTAAGTATAAACATATAAACAAATCACTAATTTACAATTTTTTTTGTAACTTGTCAAAAAGCTCTTTATTATATATGCCCGATGGTTTATATTGGTCTATAGACTTATATTCTTTACTCGGTTTTTCATTATTTGTTCCTTTTCCTTGATTAAAAATACCATTATTTGGGTCATCATTGTCTTCTTCTTCTATTTCTTGATTCCTATCTCCAATAATATCTCCTTTCTCATTAATGATTTTTCCGGTTTTTTTTTTAATTTCATTTCTAATGTAGGAAGGTATCCATTTTTCCCAGGAAATAAATAGAGTATTTGGATGAATATACCTTACATGAAAACCATTTTCCTGCAATTTTACTACTAAATAACCAATACAATCACCTTGATTATACAATGGCTCACCAAATAAATATTCTGGAACTGTGAAAAATACATATCTATCTTTTGGTTTAATACGCCCATTATGAGTGATTCTTTTATGGATGCGATTTAATATTTTATTAAAAATAGATAATTGTTTTAAATCTCTTTGTTGTTTTTTCTCAAATAATCCGTCAATATCAACTTTTCCTTGGTTCTCTTCATCGTTAACGTATAAAATATTTGACATAATTAATATGTTTTTAGAAAAAAGACAATAAAAAAAAACGTATTGAACATAATATATGGATGATATGAATGATGATAAAAGTGAAATAACAATAGAAAATTTAGTAATTAGTGGAGGCGGTCCTGCGGGGTTTGCTTTTTATGGTGTATTAAAAGAGTTATGCAAAAAACAAATGATAGACTCCTCTAATATTAAAAATATTTATGCAAACTCTGCTGGTTGTATTATTGCAGTTATATTTGCATTAGGATATACTTGGGAAGAAATCGATAAATATTTAATTGAAAGACCATGGTCTAAAATATTTAAAATACAATTAAATAATATTTTTGCTGCTTATGAAAAAAGAGGATTGTATAATGTAAGTGTTTTTCATCAAATATTAGACCCATTATTATTAGGAAAAGGACTAGAACCAGATGTGACACTAAAAGAATTCTATGAATTTCGAAGTATCAAGTTGAATTTTATTAGTACAAAAATACGAAATATGTGCATGGAAACATTTAATTATGAAACTCATCCTGATTGGAAATTATGTGATGTAATACATTGTTCTTGTGCTGTACCTGTTTTATTTACTCCTTTTTTATATGATAATGATTTGCTATGTGATGGTGGATTTATGAGTAATTATCCGGTAGATAGTTTATTATCCGACAAATTAGACCCAAATAAAACAATAGGTATTAGCATTTCTCCACGTTTAACAACCGACGAAGAAAATAATAATTTGAATCAAAGTAGTGAAGATTATAATAATTATAATTTACTTGATTATTTAATTACTTTATTTTTTCATCTTATTTTTAGTGTTAATAAACGTAAAAATAAAACTAAATTATATAAAGAAATATTCTTGGATTATAGTCATCCGTTAATAGCAAGTATATCAAATGTCTTATCTGAACAACATTTTCGCGAAGAACTTATTCAATATGGAATTGATTGTGTAAATGACAGTTAATTAGTCATAGTATCTAAAAAGCTATTCAAAGAAGATGTTGTGATACGTGATTCAAAATCAATTATTTTACTATCTTTTAACATTTTAATAGTTGGATATCCTTCCACATTGAATTTATTAATGTATTGAGTAGTATTCGCATCGTCTTCATTAGTGCAATTTACATCTACACAATTAATTTTATAACCATTTATCATTTTTCCATCATTTGTTTGTTTAAATGATTCCCATTCAGGAAGTGCTTTTTTACAATGAGGACACCAATCAGCATGAAAAAAGTATATTACACACGCAGAACCTTGCTTATCACTATCATTTGCTACATCAAAATTTTCAAAGAAATTATATCTTTTCAATACAAAATATGCTACAAGTAATAATATGATAACTATTAATAATGTAATTATGTAATTGTAGTAAGGACGAATATATTTCTTTAACAAATCAGTAAATTGAGACATTATATATTATTAATAGATTTATTTTCAATGATTTGACCGAATATTTAGAAAAGTTTTTTTTATCACTTCAATATAACTAAATATGAATACTACATGTAAAGAAAGAACGTATATATTTTCAGATGATGATTATAATAGTGGAGATGGTATGCTTACTTCTGTATGGGGTCCAGGTATGTGGCATTATTTACACACTATGAGTTTTAATTATCCTGTTAAACCAACAAAATATGATAAAAAACACTATAGAGATTTTGTTCTTCAATTGCAATATGTTTTGCCATGCGGTAAGTGTAGAGAAAATTTAAAAAAAAATTTTAAAGAATTACCTCTAACTCAAGCAGATATGGAAAGTCGCTATACTTTTTCTAAATATATGTACAAATTACACGAAAAAGTTAATACGTTGTTAAATAAAAAATCAGGTCTTACATACTGTGATGTAAGAGAGCGATACGAACATTTTAGGTCACGTTGTATGAAAACACTAAAAGAAAAATATGTTAAAAACAAAACTAAAAAAGTACGATTTTCCAAAGAATTAATTAAAGAGAAAGGGTGCACAGAACCGCTTTATGGAGAAAAATCAAAATGTATTTTACAAATTATTCCAGAAAATACAAAATGCGAAACTCTACAAATCGATGAAAAATGCATTAAAAGGAAATAAAAAAAGTATTTAGGATATTTGTTGTTATTGATAAAATATCAACAAAAAGATATTTATAGTATATATATAAGTAAATTTAACATGAAAGATTTTATGCAATCCACAAATGTAGAATATAAAGAGGACAATAAAAAAGAAAAAGAAGAACATGTAGAAAATTTTGCCGATATTCAAGATTCTATACAGCAACAAGAAAAAATGGAAAAAGACATAAAAAAGAAAGATAAGATACCATTTTGGAGTGAAGACCCAAATATTTTATTTCAACAAAAATATATTTTTGAGTTTTACCCTGTTAATTCTATGAGCTATGAACAAAAATTAAACTCCATTACTAGATTAGTTTTGTTATTAATCTTACTATCTTATATTTACTCAGGTAATATACGTATATTAGTTATTGGAATAGTTACAGTATTCGCTATATTCTTGATGCATTATTTTCACAATAAAGAAAAAGAAAAACGTGAATCAAAACGAATCGTTGAAAGTGCAAAAGAAGGTTTTGAAAGTCCTGCTTTAGATTATTTACGTGAAAACAACTTACCCGTTCCAGATGATGTATTTGAACAACCAGATTCTAGTAACCCATTTAACAATGTTTTAGTAACTGATTATGATTATAATCCTAATAAAAAACCTGCTCCTCCTGCATTTAATAAAGATGTAGAGGAAGATATTCTAACACAAGCCAAGAAATTAGTTAGTGATGCTAATCCCGACCATCCAGATATTGCTAACAAATTATTTAGTGATATGGGAAGTAATTATAATCTTGAACAATCATTACGCCCTTTTCATTCAAATCCTAGCACAACTATTCCTAACGATCAAGGAGCGTTTGCTGAATTTTGCTATGGAAGTATGATTTCATGCAAAGAAGGTAACGATTTTGCTTGCGCCCGTAATTTAGCCCGACATATCAATTAATATTTAGGCATTATTTTGAATTCTTATGAAAATAGATTCTCTCCTTATAATATAAATTGTATATTATAATGGCTAGCTTATCTCCTTATTCTTTCCACAACACTGATCGCATTGGTAGTGATTCTACCGATCAAACCCAAACAAATATTTCCAACACTCAATATTCTAATTACACATTAGCAAATCATTTTAGTAAGAATTTGTCAAACGAACATGTAAATTTTGCTGTTAAGCAACCTACAATGACATTTAATGGACTTACTAATGGTAATGGATTAAGTGGTAATACAGTTGATGATGAATCTGCCCTACTTTTAAAAACTGAACAACAAAGAGCTTTAGAAAAATTACAATTGTTTCAACGTCCTTTTACTAGTGTTCCCTATTTAGGAAGAGGCAGTTGCGACCCTAGTTTAGAATCTCAATTACAACAAGGCGAATTAGCAAACGAAAAGAAGAGTGTTTCTACCATTATGGAGAAGTCTTTCGCTGATTATGCTTTATATCCTACTGATAGTAAAATGGAAGACCGTGTTACAGATGCTTCTAACACTGTGGAAGAGGCTGCTTTAGATGGTTGGATTCGTGGCGGCGAAAGTACTCGCGAAATGTCAAATGATGATATCTTGAAAAAGAGCAATCGCCCCAACGGTTTATTTTAAATACTTTAGATGAAATTAAGGAATGATTTTATTATTTATTTGTATATACTATACAAATCAATATGAGTGAAGGAATTGAAGATATAAATATACAACTAATTGAATTTGGAGGTGAAAACGGCGTACAAGCATTAGTAAAATTAGATAAAACATATAGAATTACTATTTCCAATGAAGAAATACAGAACAGTATGAAAGATATTGTACCTTCTCTAACACAAGAAGAAATGGATGAATTAGATACCATGCCTGTAGTTGAAGATAAATCTTCTCCTGAACAAGACAATGTACTTGAAGAAAAATCTTCGCCTGAAAAAGACGGTATAATTGAAGAGGATACAGAAGTGTATGAGCAGCCTACTGCTGACGATAATATAGTAAAAGAGTTAAATAGTCGTTTAGAAGAACTTCATAATAATTTTCAACAAGAAAGTCAAACACAATTAGGCGGACAATCTTTAGAACAAGTATCCATCGCTGTTGCTCTTGCATTATTAAATAATGAATTGGGAGATAAAGTTAAGAAAAGTGTTACTTTTGCAGAAGATAACGAATTAGAACAAATTAATGAATTTAAGGAACCAGATAATCAATCTATTTTATCAAATATTTTAGAAAAGGGTAAAGATATTGTTTCATCTATTCAATCCATTGAAGATGTAAAAACTGAAGAAATTGAAAAACATTTAGAAGATATTAAAGATGAAATAAAGGATAAAGATTTTCCCAAAACACAAAAATCTATTGAAGATGTAAAAGAATCTATTGACATAATTAACATGAAAAATGACATGTCGAATGTATAATTCAAGAATCTTTAGCAAAATAATAAACAAATTTATTATTTTGAAGGCAATTAATTATGGTTTTTATGTATATATAATATATAAATGGAAGCCAAGCTTATGAAAAAAAGTGGAGGTATGAATCATATTAAGAAGACTGGTGGTATGCAACATATGAAAAAAACCGGTGGTATGAATCATACTAAGAAAGTAGGAGGTAAATGCGGTATGACCATTCATAATAAAGGTGGAATGTATCATAAAACGAAAGGAGGAACTTTAAAGAAATTATTGAAAGGTGGTGATGATGGTGTATTAGCCATGAATGGTGTAAAATACCAAGTAGAAATGAAAGGAGATAGTGTAACTGTTACTAAACTTGTAGATGATGAGATTCCCCCTGCTGCTGAGCCTGCAGCTGAAGAAGAGGTCGCTGAGCCTGTTGCTGAAGATACACAAAAAGTTGATGATTTACTCGAAGACTTAGGTGAGGATGGAAAAGGCCCTCTCAAAGATAGTGATTTAAATACAGAAGAAAAGGGAGACGAAGAAGACGAAGAAGATGAGGGTGAAGATCCATTTGCCGATGTTGGTGATTCTAAGGCTGCTGCCGAAGAATTACTTGAGGAAAATAAAGGAGTATGGAATGATGATATGCAAAGTATGTTAGACGAATTAAATGATAAAGAAGAAAAAACCGATGATGACGAAGATGCTATTAAACTCTTAGAAGACCAAAAAGAGGGTTTTGAACTTGATGGTGGCAAACACCACAAAAAGAAGAAAGGTGGTAAAACCCTCAAAAAAGGAGGTAAACATCACAAAAAACATGCCGGGTCTGTCAAAAAAGCTTTTAATAAGTTATTCAAAAGAGGTGGTAACAAACACCTTGCTAAAAAAGGCGGTAAAAAATAAATAATTGAATAATTTTCTTGTTTATATTTATAAAAAATATAAACAAATCCTTATACTATAAAACATATGTCACTAACATTTGCTCCTTATGCATATCATACCTCTTTCCCAAAATATGAAAGCAATGAAGAATATCGATTTTGTATTCGTCAAGTATTTCAAATGAATCCTTCTATTTACCAAGATAAAATAGATACTCTAAAAACATATAATCAAGAAGAATTAGATAAAGAAACCGAAGATGAACTTTCATTTGATGAAGATGCTATGAAACGCGGTATGGATTATATTTATTCACGTACTAAACATAATGTTCTGTTTCAAAAAATATATAGCCTAGCGGCTGCAAAAATGATATCTATGGATCCAGAAATAGGTATGGCTGTGTGTTTTTCTTATGATTATTTTCAATGTTTTCATAATTGTCTTATGATGTATTTAGAAAATCCAGACTCTTTTTTGGAAACTCATGATGTTTTCAAACAAATGATTTTAGTTCTTTCTTAATAAATAATTTATAAACCTATAATATATTATGGCTTCAACACGCAATAAAAATACACCTGGAAATTATTCTGCTGAACAGAAAATAAATGATAGCATTGGAGGATACCGAACTCTTGTTGCATCTTCTGAAGCAAGAAGTGGACATCATCCTGGCCGTGGTGTTCTTCCGGCTAAAACTGCCCGTAAAGAATTATGTAATAACTATACTGATGTAGAATCTCAACTATTTGGCATTGGTTCTACTAATTTAGTAACACCTCAAAAACCTACTCATCCTGATTATAAAACACCTAATAGTTTGAATTTTATTGATGGTCTACAAGTAACCCTACCTGAGCCTCTTGTTATAGAAAAGAATCAACGTCCTTACATGAATCATTAATCTTTATTTCTAACTTTTGCTGTATTATTGTGTTTATGTTTGTAATTCTTCTTTTGTTTAAAACTGGTATTTTTAGGTTGCAATGACGTATGCTCCAATATTTCTTTTTTCGTCACTTTTAATTCTTGTTGCTGTTTCAATAAATTATTTATTTGGTCATGCAATGGAATATCATTTTTTTCTATATCATTTGGAGAATTAATCTCATGTAAAATTTTCATACTAGCAAATTCATGTAGTGTTTCTACTGAATTATCTTCGTTTATTTGAATCGGTAATTCTACACTTGCTAATACATATTTTTTCATATTTGTTTATACAATTGAAATTTATTTATGTAATTTTCAGTTACATAAATAAATATTTATTCAAATTCGCCTAGTCCGTATCAAAATCATCATTTAATAATCAATTATAAATAGTCCTAATTTGATTGCTTCCAAGAATATGTCCTGATTCTTTCATATCAGTATAACATATTTCAAATACATTTTTATCATAATAATAGCATAATGCTAACATTGGCTGTTTTTCAAAGGTAAACTCAAAATAAAATGAATTCTCACTGAAATCTTCTATACTTTTTAATATTTTATTTTTCTTACTTACAATTGGATAAAGCATATTATATCGTTCATCATGTTTATGTATTATATTTACATAATTTCCATTTTTATGTTTAATTCTACCGTCATACGATAATATTATTTGGACTAAGTCTTCTGGAAGTTCTGTAAGTTTCATTACAAATATAAATTATATTGTTTTTATTACATAATTTATATTAATTAATAATACTTTTTGTCTTTATTTTTATTCAAATTTACCTAGCCCATATCAAATTCATCATCATTATACAATACAAACTTCATTTCTTCTTTTGCGATAGACCTAAGAGCTCTTGAGTTCCTTACACCACCAATTCTCATCATTAATAAATTTACATCAAGATCTAATACAAAATCATCTATAGAATGACTGATTCTAAAATCTTCTTTATTCATTTTTATTTGTGAACAATGCTCACCATCTGTTAATAAAATTTCAATAATTATTTGATCATTCTTAAACATTCCTATTTTACCAATGTCCATATAGTCTTTACCTAACTCATTGAGCGTTTTTCTCAATTCATTTGTTATATGTTTATTCAAATGAAAGTAACATTTATATTGAGTTTCATATTTTTCTTTTTCCAGTAACTCAGGTGCAGCGATTGTCTCCATTAAATATTATCAATAGTAGTCTTTAACTTATTTTTATTTATTTTTTGGTGCAACATTTTATTTTTATTCGAATTCACATTCATCTATTGTATATTTTGATTTATTAGTTCCTTTTTCATATACAGGATCTATAGGACATTTCACATTGTCAATGTTCGTTTCCACAAATGGTTTCTCTTCGCTCTCTCTCTTATATTTTGTAAATGTACCATAGCAATATTCGTTATCATGAGATACATATGCATATTCTTCTTTATCATTTCCTTTAATTTTATTTTTAAAGTTATTATCAAAATGTTCTTTACATTTTGCATGTAAATGTTCGTCTACTGTTTTTTCTGTTTTCAAATCTTTTTCTACAGGTCCTTTAATTTTAAAAGGTGGGTACATTTGTTTTTCTTGCTTAGGTAGTTTCGTTTTACTATCTGAAATAGGTAAATCTGTTTGTTTTCGTTTATTTGAAACCTCAGGTCTATTACTTGGTGCATCAGGTAAATCTATAATATCAGGTACGTCAGGTAAATCTATAGGACGTCTGACCGGTTGTCCTTTGTATTCTTTGCTGTGTAAGTGTGCTTTTACCAGTAATGCAGTAATTGTAGATAATAATTTATTAACTGTATCTTTATCCATCTCTATTACAGGTTCTTCGGTTGGTTCTTCAGTCGGTTCTTCGGTTGGTTCTTCGGTTGGTTCTTCAGTTGGTTCTTCGGTTGGTTCTTCGGTTGGTTCTTCGGTTGGTT